TGGAGAATGTTACGACTTCTGGCTCTATGGCTCCTGCCCATGTCCTGCGTAATCTCCTACTGTATACCTAACGCGTATACTTGGAAGCCGTTATCAAACTTTAACGATCCCTATGGCATCTGATCGTGGATCCTAACGGTAGGATCTTGAATTGTACCGACAACCACTAACGGAACACGAATTTAAATCCGCAGACTATGCAAACAAAGTCCGATAACTTATGGGATCGCCAAAGGTTATCGGACTCAGGTTATCGGACCTGCCGCACCCCTAGGTTATCGGACACGCCAAGCCGAGGGTGACGGGGGGTTGCGCGGGGGGATTTAGGGGGGATACCCCTTCGCTAATTTTTGACCCCTCTAGTCGATTCCTCAGGGATCCCCCTAGCTTGCCCTGTGTGGGGTTGTTTGTGTTGATGTCCTCCGGTAGCCCCAGAGGGATCCGGGGACCCCATAGGAAATCGACAAGGGATTAACCGGGGGGTAAACCCCGGAGTGCTCTATTCTCTGAATAATCCTAGATCCCCTTTCGGGGACCTAGGATCTGTATGTTTATATAATATTAAAATTAACACTTAGGTTAACTAGGGTTACCCTTAGGTTACCTAAGGGACTATGTATTACTATATAATATAATAACATAATTTAAAAACTTAAAGACAGTCTAGGTTACTCAAGGTATCCCTTAAGTATCTATCTAGTAGCCCCAACTATTGGGCATCATCTAAGAGATCCCCTAGGGAACCTGATACACCCTTTGACATGTCTTCATAACGGACTCCGGCTTGGGCTGCTCTTGCCTTCTTAAGGGCTTGGGCTTCCAGCTCAAAGTTGCGGGGGGCAACCTTAGGTATCGGTGGTAACGACTGAGAAGAACTTTGTTTTCTTCCTTGGCTCTTTGCATAAGGATGTGGGTTTCTGTGAATCATATTCATGTAGGTTTGCAATGTTCCCTTTTCTTCCAAAGCTCCTGAGACTTCTAGGGATCTAGCAGCCACAGCAATTGGACTTCGGTTTAACAAAGAGTTAACTGATGTGATATCACCAACTCCCTTAGCAACCTTCATGTAATCAACTTCTTCATCACCCGTGACTCCTTCTACAACTTCACTAACGCCTCTACCAATACCCTCTACAGCCGAGGTAGCAGCTCCCATACCAATGGACTGCATTGGACTACCGTAGTACTTCCAAGTTCCACCAGACATGTAGCTCAGACCGCTTAAGCCAGCCTCTAGAGCACCAGACCACATTCCCATGATAGGGGCAGACTTAGCTACACGAACAGCAAAGGCATGTGGGTTATCTGAGAACTCTTCAAGGATATCCTCGCCATCTCTTCCGGCTATCCACTCACGGAGTAAACCAATAGTGGCATCCAATGTTCCATAAAGAACTATGTTAGCGGCTAAGTACCGAAGTGTATCGCGGCTACCATAATCCATTATAACATTATCTTGGAACCCACGGATGTAGGAGCTAAGAGCATACCAGAGTTTACCAAGTGGTGTCTTGGAATCAATCGTAGTAACTCGACCCAAACCAATAGGTTCAGGTGTAGATGTCTTAACCACCAGATCTTCTAGGGCAAGTCCATAAGAACTAATAGCTTGCTCTAATACTTCTGGTTTAATTCCATCAACAGGATGAGTCGTAGCATGCCAATATACATCAACCATGTTGTGTAGATTAACCCGACCCTCACCCTTCTTGTCAACCTTCTTAATTAAATATTCAAGATGTTTAATCTTCTCGACAGAGTTTAAACCATACTTCATAAAGACTAGAGCTTCCTTTGGGTTGAACCCGAAGCCAGTCTTTCTAGCCAATGCATAGAATTGTTTACGGAGCTGATTCTCTGCTCCTGCGCTTGTCTCTGCAGCTGCCATATAGTCCTGCATGAGTTTCATCATGGCAGGATCTTCTAGGGCGGTGAGTAGCTTTTGAATTCTACCCTTCTTAATATGACCATAGATCATACGCTGTAGTCGGACCTTAGCCATTGATCTGGTTATATTGGTGATCGCTTGTAGCGAACCAATAGTCTCAGCAACTCTAGCTCCAGACTCTAGAACACGAACGCCTCTATCCACAAGACCCGTTGCAGGGCGAGGATTAATAAACTTACTCTTGATCTTAGATCCAATTGTAGAATCTAATTCAAACGCTCCTTGATTTGCCTCACCCAAGAATCGGGAACTAAACTCATACTTAATATTCTCCAGACCGAAGATCATGTCTCCAAGCTCAGAGTTATTCATAAGAGAGTTCTTTGAGACTCGGAAGTCTCCGACCACAAACCTTAAAGTACTAATGAGATTACCCGGAAGATGTAAAGGATTTGACTTTAGAGTTTCCATTATAAGCTCAGTCATTGCCCCAAGGTAGTAACCGGAAGCAACCTTAATTTTCATCAATGCCAATAGGCTTCTTGCAGCCGCTTGATCCTGATAAGGAAGCATAGGAAGAGTATCTGCATTAGATGCATACTCATCCTTAAGTCTTTGAATACCTTCTGTAACATCTTGAAGTCTTGCAGCTAGCTGTCCGGGTGTCCAGTTTTCAGCTTTAGCTATAGCCTCTATATCTCTTCTGGCTTCACTAGCTACATGAGGAAACACATCAGTGATTCTTACATTGCGAGAACCCATGAGTCTATCAAGTTCTCTCTGGAAGATAAGTTCAAATACTCTACCATTCATAAAGTAATTATAAGACTCAGCTAGATTGGTTCTAATGTGTTTTAGAATAACAGGATCGGATAGTACTTCTTCAGGAATCAAACCGGGAACAGACAAAGCTGTCTCAGCTGAAGCATCAACAACCATTAGAGGTCTATCAATGTTAGTACCAGTGTTTCTCTGGTATTCACTGTATGCGCCCTTCTTTGTCTTGAAGTCTAACATCTCATTCATCTCAACTTCAATAAGCTCTCTACCCTTTAGGTAGTCTTGCCACCGTTGGGTATACAAAGACTTATTGCCGTTGACTGCTTCAATGTAACGAACTCTATCAGCATCAGCTAGTTCACTAATAACCGTAGGCATTCGATATAATCTGATAATACCACTCTTAGGATCTGTAAGAACAAAGTGCTTTTGTGACTCAGCACCATTAGCTAGCTTAGCTAGAACACCCTTTTCACCAACAGTAATTGGGTGCTCAGATACAAACAGACCCTTTAAAGTTTCAGGGCTAAAGCTCTGAGTTGACTCACCGGGTCTAAAGTCTCGCTTGCCAGCAAACAAGTCAGTACCTCTTGCTTCTTTTGATGGAGCAACATCTAGCCAACCAAGGACAATAAGTGTATTGATGTCTAAGATTGGTGACTTTAACTTACGAGTTCTACGAGCCTTTACAAGACCCGCTACAAAGAGAGCACGATCAGTTGGACTCATAGCTGAGAAGCTTTCATGGTTCAACTGAACTGGCGCATACTTCATAGGATCCAATGGCGTACCATCAGCAGCATTGCTATTAAACAAACCTGTCTCATTCTGTAAACCTAATATAGTTTGATTGGTCTGTCTTGTAATTTGTAACAACGAATTAGCTTCAACAGCAATGGACTTAGCTAGGTCTGGGGATAGACCAAGAGCAACAAGATCAGCAGGGGCAATAATAGTACCCTCTGAAAGCTTTGTATAACTTAGTACACCAACAGCTCTAACCTTATCTAAAGCTAGTCCACTATCCTTTAACTTCTTATTAAGTAAGAGTTGTTGTCTAGCAATACGAGTAATCATTCTGGCTTCATCAGACTTACATTGTCTTGCAGTTCGGAAAGCTTCCTTACCTGCTCCAACTAAATGTCCTGACTGTGCTCGGTTGTCTTCAAACAAACGAGATAAGAATCGAATATTCTTCTGTAGATTTCTAATGGTCTTACCAGTCTGACTAGCAGCCTGTGTTGCATTAGCCATCCAACTATTCATTGCTCTCCACCAGTTTCTAGATGCTCGTTCACTACCACCAAAGATTGCTCCAATAAGACTTCCTTGACGCAAGAGCACTGATGCACTTTGTTCGGAGTCCTTTGTAGCAGTATTAATAATTCTACCCATATCACCTCTAGGTGTTTCTTTTATAGGTTCTAATGGAATAGTTTCTGGCGTAACTGGAACTTCCTCACCAGCCTTAGGGGCTGGAGCTGGAGTTGGCTCAGGTGGTACAGGCACAGGAGACTCTGCCTTAGTAGCATCACTTACTTTCTTTCGCGGAGTCTTAGACTCCTTGGCAACTAAAGTAAATGCAGTAGCATCCTCAGATGATTTAACAATATTTAATTCATCCAAAAGAATAGGAGGCATGTAAGCATCTCCAACTTCCTTAGCAGCAAGTACCATGAGCTGACGCTCTGATAGAGACTTGAAACCCGGAACAGTAGCAAGCTTCTGAACATTCTCAGCCCGTAGCTTATCTACCGCAATCCAGAACTTAGAGATACCCTCATCACCAAAGACAGCTCTATTAGCTTCAACAATTGCTTTGTTGATAGTAACAAACTTTGTCCACAGCGACAACAGCGTAGGAGAATAAGTATCAACTGCCTTATCTATATTCTTCATGCGTGTCCAGTAGTTCTTTAAGAATAACTTTAAGAACCCTTGGTCCATTCCATTGTCACGGAGTAAATCCTTATCATCATTAACAACCCGCTCTATTCTTTCTGTCTCAGTAGTCTTAACAACTTCGGATACAGTCTTTCGTGGAGCAGGGGGAGCAATGCCACCTGTCTTAGTAACTCTAACTGGTGCGCCATCATTAGCTGCTGGTGGAACTGGGGTTGAGGGTAAGTCTTCCACAGGTGCTACAGCCGGAGCTGGAGTTGTGGTTGGTTCTACTACCTCAACCTTAGGAGGTTCAACAACAGCTGTTACAGTCTGTACTGGCACACCTTTCTTAACCTTAATCTTGGTTACAGAAGGAACACCCGCCTTAACCTTAGTTTCAGTAACACCCTTAACAACTACAGATGCATTAGCTTGAGTTGGCATTACTACACCGTCTGAGAAGACGAGAGCATCAACGCCCATTCTATCTGCAACCTTCATCGTGGATGCCATCTTAACTTCGTTAGCCATGAACTCAGCTGCGGTCATGGTCATTGGTAGTGGCTTCTTAGGAACAAACGATACAGCTTCTTTGGTTGACACTTCACTGTTTTCAATGATTGCATCAACTTGTTTCTCTGGTCGTAGTACAGCTTCTGGAGTATTACCAGTAGCTTCCGAAGTAGCTCTAAACAATGTACCCTCTTCCACCTTTGTGACAGGTGTGATAACAGGAGCTGGGTCTTTCTTCTTAAGCTTAGCAGCTAAGGCTTGATTCTCTAGCAAGCGACTACCCGCATCAACAGGAGTAGATACTGGCTTTGGAGCTGGAGCATCTTCGGCTTGCTTAACAATCTTTTTAACTGGCGTTGGCTTTTCTACTGCCGTAGTAACAACCTGATCCATTTGCTTAACATGTGCTAGAAGAGAGTCTTGAGTATCTAGTAGCGGGTCTTTTGAACTATATTCAATAGCCTTACCAATAGCAACCATCTTATCATACAACGCATTTCTGCGGTTGCCAATAGTTCTATCTTCTACTTTCTTACCAAGAAGCTCGGCTGACTTAGAAGCTAATTCTTTATCGGACTCAACTGATAGCAAGGCTTTAGCTAGCGTAACTTCTTCTGGAGTTAAGAGAGTATTGTTTGTGAGATTATTCCATGTTAATGCTCTGTCAAACATAATAGCACTGAATTCTTTTTCAGTGGTTGGTACAAACTTACCAGCATTTTGTTTAGGTGCAGATCCTTCTAAGGTTTCACCTTCTGCAGTTTGTCCTTGCTGGGCATTCTTACCACCCTTACCTTTTCTCTTTTCAGAGATGAACTCTTTTCTACGCATTGTTGAAGCAAGATTAATAAGTTGCTTTTCAGTTTGTAATGTACCTGCTTCAATCTTACTACGAATGTATTCTATGCGATCATACATTTTACTGAGTTGTAAGCTGTTAAGTTTCTTTTCTCCAGCCAGCTTAACAATAATATCATCTAGATTGGCTAGCGTTAGTTCTTCACTACCATCGGAAATAGCGGCAAGCGTTGCGGCTTCCTTTACCTTAGCTTCTTTTGCTTTGACTGCTTTCTTTGCCTTAGGCGTTTTAGCAGCCTTGGCAGCTTTACTTGTTCCCTTTGGTTTCTTAGTAGTAGGAAGTTCCCACTTACCAGAAGTTTCATTTAAAACAATAGCTCCAGTTTCAATCATCTTGTGAATACCAGCTAAGACTCTTTCAGGAGTCATGTTTGGAATATCAGTTAACTTTTGAAGCAAGACTGGATCAAGGTTTCTAGCTAAAGTATCTATAGCAAGATGAGTAATATCTTTATTACTTAGGAATGCAGCAATCGAATCAATAGCAATGTCCTTGGAAGACCAGACAGGGAGATCCATATCCTTACGAATATCAGGAGTGAGTTTACTAAAGGTTCCTTCGTTGTAGACAGATTTAACTTGCTCTGGCTTTAGGGCAATCCAATAAGTATCTTCTGCATTCATGATAACTTTAAAACCATCATAACCTAAAGCTTCTACCGCTTCAGCTATAGCTTGATCTCTGGTTTTAATTGGTATTATTTGTGTTTGGTCTACAACTGCAAATAAATCTATGGCTTCAGTTAGTTTTGTTTTTTGAGCTTCATCTGCAGCTTTTACTGCAGAAGTAAATAACTCTAAAGCTCCAGTTAATTTTCTCTTTGTTAGCAAACCAGTGATAATAACCTCAACACTTTGCATCCCTGTTTTAGAAAAATCTAAAACCAATGGCTTAGCAATACTTATAAACAAAGGAAAGAGTCGAGCACCAGTAGGTATATTAGGTTGTCTTGGATTGACTAAAGCATACACATTAGCAGTATCTGTATTTGTAGAGGTATAAATACCACTTCCATAGATACCACCACCAACTTTAAACTCATTAAAGTCAGCTAGGGTTGTTGTACCATGATATACAATTATAGGTACACCATTGGCATCAACAGCTTTACTCTTACCAAAGAACTCTTTAAACTCAGGAGTTTGTACAACCTGTTCTAGATAAGAACGATCTAATACTGCATTGTCAAAAACACCCTCTGCTTTGAGAGTATCAATGTAATGCTTATGATGTACCAGAGTAACCAGATGAGCAATGTCTGCAAAGCCATTATTCTTATAATAGTCTTTCAAGGTATGCATTAATGGTTGATTCAAGTATGGATCATTTCTTACTTGATCTAGCAAAGCAAGTCTATCAGTTTCACTAAGACCGTTCTTAACAGTTCCTTCAATAGGCTTGTCTAGCATTTCAACAATAGAGTCAGCTCTGGTTCCCCAGAAGTTGTACGCATATTGAGCAGGTTTTTTATTGGCATCTAAATAATTAGTAGACTCAACATAGGATAGATTGCGATCTTCATAAGTAGCAGCAAGTAGTTGCTCAGGAGAAGATACGATTGATTCAAATGGTTTAGTCTCAGCGGTAAACAATCTTCGCTGTATAAACTCTACCCGCTTCTTCTTACTCATCCCAACCAGTTGTTTATAGTCTGGAGTAGTAAGCAACCATGCAGTCTTAATCAACATAGATCCAAACTGGGTTTGCTTATATGCACTATAGACATCAACCAAGTCTTTCATATGAACAGTAAGATTGCCTTTCGTGTCGATAGCTTGTCTACCATTACTCTTTAGGATTGTCATTGCGACAATCAGAGAAGGATCCTTTCCACCAGCAAACAAAAGATCAAACTCACCTTTAGTTAGCTGCGCTTTTTTAATTACTTCTGGATTGTGGTCGGGTAGGTTCGCAACCATCCAAGTTTTTATAGCAGTATTAAAAGCATCATGAGTAGTTATGTCTGTCTTGCTTGCTGTGTCTGCCATTGCTCTTGCGAGTTCTGGAACAGAGATAGCTTTAGATGCAGTCATATCCATTTCAGTAAGACGGTTAATTAAACCATTGACAACCTTGTAATGTTCTGAGGTATCAAACATAGTTGCTGCAAGTATGATACCATGTTTCATATCATTCAAGATAGATCTAAACGAAGATACTTCAATTGGAGCCATCTGTGCTACAGCAAGCTGTGCTTCAGTAAACAGAATCTTTGAGAAGGACTGAACAAACACTTCTTCCATATTCTGAAGATGATACAGATTTAAGAAGCCAGATGATAGAAGAGGATCTGTCATATTGGCTACATCCAGATTCAATAAGGATGGTCCATAGTTTCGAGTGAGACTATTGTACATCTTTAAAGTATCTACATAGATATCAGCTGTTGCACTTGATTGGAAATAAGCATGTCCAATCTCATGTAAGACCATCATAGCTCTTCGCTCTGAACTATTACCAATCCATGAAGTGTTCAATACTATTTCATTATTCTTTGCAAAGTAAGCACCAACTGTAGTATACTCAGGTTTACCAGTATCAGGATTCACAATTGAATCAATTCTAAAGTCTACTGCAAAAGCTTTAGAATCAAAGTTTAGATGGACTACAGAAGCTAATAGAATACTTTGGTCAATCTCATTAATGAAACCACCATCTACCATTTCATTTGTGAACTGATAGAACTTCTCAGCATTAGCTTTGTTGCCAGAGACTAATGAAGAGAACTTGCTTAGGTCTTCCTTAAGTGCATTGATCAAAGCTGTTCGCTTTGGATTCAACTTCTTAATCTTAAGGGCTTCTCTAACAGCAATAGTAAGTCTACTAGATGGCTTACGCTCTACTCCACTGATGTCTGCTTTCATAGCATCAACCATATTCTGGCTGGCTGTTCCAGTAATAGCAACTTCAGTGATTGCAGCATCAAGGATATCTAAGACTTCCTTTGGAAGATCAGCACGGAGTTCAGCCTTCCTTGTGGGGTTAGCTACGATCTCTCGCGCTGTTCCCAGCAAGCTGACTGCAGCCTTTTCAGCTGCTTCATTCTTGGCTGCTGAAGAGATCACGGTAGATCTAGCATCAGCTACATGTTCCGTAATAGTCTTAACAGATTTCTTGACACCACCAAGACTATCACTGAGAGCCTTACGCTCTGGCTTGGACAGAGACTTAGTGTATTGTTTAATCATACCACGCCGTTGCGACTCCATAATCGCATAGGCTTTCTCACGAGCAGGGGTTAACTTACCTGCTTCCTTTTCCTTAAGTCTGGTTGTATTCAGATGTTCTTCGGATGCATAAAGAATCCGAAGTCTATCTGTAGTTCCCATGTCACCAAAGGTATCCCCCGTCCCAGTAAGGGAAGCGCGTTCCTTAACCGCATCCCCCGCTGAATTCTTACGGGATATCTCAGTAACAAACTCAATGATGTTGCTGAGAGTACCATTAGCACCTGTGCGTTCAGCATAGGCTTGTCTGGTTTCGTTGTCCAGCCGTCTGGTCATAGGAACATCAGGGGTTGCTCTAGCGGCATCAGGAGTCACTGCAGCACGAGCATCAGCTCTATTGACTGCAGTCTGGGTTTCATTACTTAGCTGCTGTGCTGAGGGCTTTACACCCTCTAGCTCGGCTTCGGTAATGATCTTCTCATGGAGGGGTAGATCAACTGCTACATCCTTACGACTTAACTTTCCTTTGTAGAATCCCAGAGCCTCACCAAGGCGTGTACCTTCATAGGTAAAGCGTTTGTCTCCGGTCATACGAACTACAGATTCCCCCAGAGGGGCAACATTGACACCCCTGAGTTTGTTTAAAAAAGCCCCAGCCGTACTGCCCATAACTCCGGGTGCTAAACCAAAACCTAAGAAGCCGATTGCAAAGCCTTCACCACCAGCCCAGCCAATGCTTGAAAGATCATAATCCTTCTGCATTTCTGGGTCAGCAAAGACAAGGGCATTAGCATAAGCAATTTGTTTCTCTTGTCTGGTAGCCTCTTGTAAGGCTGCACCAACTCCGAATATTGAACCAGTTAAAGTATAAGTACCAAGCATGCCAAGATTCTTAGCATAGGTTGGGCTTAGTCCAAGGGGAAGTTTAGCAATTGTTGAAGCAACATTACGAGCTGCTCTAAAAACAGTAAAGCCTGTGCTTGCAACAGCAACCGCAGGGGCTGCTCCTGCTGTAGCAACCAAATTAAAACCACCAGTAGCAACTGTGGCTGCAACTTCTAAAGCAATAAATGGAACGGTATCCGAAGAATTTAGAATACCACCAACCAAATTATCTGCTATTAATCTCCCACTATCAAAATAACCGGGAGCATATGCTTCAATTCTTTTTTGCGTATCACTCTTAAAGATGATCTCACCAATTCTAAAGTTAGCTTCATCTTCATTGAGTGCAGTTCTAATTGTACTTGGTGATATACCATTTTCAATAAAACCCTGTTGGACGGTGGGATCTAAATTACTCCACCACATAGCAGGATCAAAAGTTAAATCAACTCGGTTACGAATCTTTAGAATATCATCAATGCCTCTAGCAATCTTAGTATTCTTAGTAGGGTTATAAGCGGCATTGTATCCATCATACAGAGCACCTGCGGCTCCATAAGTATAAGCATTTAGAATCTTACCATAGACTTCTGCTTGTGAGCGGAAGGCATCAACCATAGAGAAACCAAGATCCGTTTTAGTAACCTCGCTTGCCTTTGCATAGGCAAGCTGGTACATCATAGCATTCACTCTTTTTTGTGTTGGAGTAGGATTCTCAGGATCTTGTGGTTCTTGTTTAGCAATAGGTAACAACTTGGAAAGTATGGAGCGAAGGTTATCTTGCACTTCAGGAGTTAACTGACTAGCTCCAAACTCTACCGGAGCTAAGGGATCATCTTTCTGACCCATTAAAATACCACGCTGAAATGCACCCAATGAATAATCTTGGAACTCATTAGGTCCCATACCTAGATACTCCGCAATCTTTTGTGCATAGCCCTGAGCACTACCTGTGCTAATAGACTCTGCTTGTGATAGAGCATATAAGTTATTGTAAGTATCTTTTTGGGTGTTAGGCTGTGGTCCCCAAAAACCCGGTTCATGCATTCTTGCAATATCAACATAGTTAGGAGCACCCTGATAAGCCATCAGGAATTGATTACCAGTTGTGTAGTATTGTGGTTGCAGTCTCGGTGTCTCTGGTGTCTCCGGTACTATAGGAAAGTTGTTAGTGTAATTAATCATTCATATCCTTTCTGGGGGCAATGCGCCATAAAGAGGATTACTTTTCTAGCAATCGTTTTGTAATTGTTTTAATCCAGAGTTGATCTGGAGTGTATTTAGTTGTTCTACTCTGTGGGAGTAACCAATGCATTAAGAAGTCTTGTCGGAGATCAATAAATTGTTTAGGATCTCTTAACTTCATTTCAAATTCTTTTGTAGCTTCTTGTCTCTTTTTATTACGCTCTTGCGGATCATAGTCTGCTTCATTAAGAACTGATTTAACTTGACTCTCTTGATAAGAATCCCAAGCCTTTAATGCTGTCTCTCTCCATTGTTTTTCTACTTCGGGATCTAAAAGGAACGAAGAAGAATCTAGAGCAGCAATGGTTTGATTAACGGTCATGTATTTCTTTGAACCAAGTCGATCTTTTATTAGTCTATCTTTTTTTAAAGCGGTTCTAATTTGGTATTCAAAAGCAGCTGGCTCCCATTTTTTTGCTACAAAATCAACCATAATTTTCATGTAAGAATCTTTAGTAATACCATACATGGGTTGTTCATTCCCATCTAGAATTTCTTGAATAACTCTACCAGACATTTGTTTATCAAATGCTGTTAAAATAAAGTTTGATGCATCTCGTGGAAGTTTAGTGTCTTCATCGCGTGTTCTTAAAATAGCTATTGGATCACCAACAGTTTCAGCTAACACAACTTCCATACTATCTTGGTCAGCCACTTCTTTTAATTTAGCAGTTTTTAATACATCTGCCTGTTTATCCTCAGTTACTTTTTCCCAATAAGCATCGCTAATAGCATTGCCAAGTTGTTCTCTAATAACTTCAGGATCTGTTTTAAGATTTTTATTTCTATAGCGAGAATTACCCGGAAGTGCATACTCTGCTGGAAGATCAGACCATTCCTTTGGTAGTTCACCTGTATCAAAATACAGACCAGTGAAATCATAGGTCTTCATTTCAAGAAGACTAGCAGGAGAATTTAAACCAACCAAACGGTTGTTATCCATAAACTCTATAAAGGATTTTTTAAAGCCAGAAATTTTTGATGAAGGAAGAATTGTTTGCTTTTGAATAGATGCCTCAATTGGCATACTAACACCACGACCAATCATTTCTAAACTGGTTTGTTTAGCAGCTTCTTTGTTTTTATTATCTGTTAAGATAGAACCAAAGACGCTGTTGAATCGTGCAGTATAAGCAGCTTCATCTTCATTGAGCTTACGCCCTTCAAAGTAAGGCTCCATCTCTGTAGTATCAACATCTTCCCCAGCACGATAGACATAGAATATATTGCCATCCTTTTGCTTCCAAATATTACTACCACCACGAGCTGAGCTATCCATATTACGAACAAACCTATCTGAGTTTGGTCGGTATAGGGACATACCTGCAGCTGGACCAGCCTGAACTACTGAATCACCTTCGTGAATTGGCATAGGAGGACCACCTGATACTAGAGATCGCTTATAAGCATTCGCTGCAGCAGCCTCCATAAAGTCTGATTGGTCTTGTCTATTCTCTAGTTTAGCTACGGCAACGCCAAGAGTATAAGATATAAAATCAGCAACAGTAGTAATACCCTTTTTCTTTGCATCTTCAAACATCATGCCAAAGTTCTCTTGACTAAAGACAGCAGTCTTTTTCTGTCCAGTTATGTCGTTCTGTAGTAGATACTTAATTTGTTTGAGGCGAGGATCTGCTTCAACAATAGCCATAATCTTATCAGCATTAACTAGAAATAAAGTGCTTGCTTCATCTGCAGTCATGTTTGCTAGTAAGAGCTTGTCTTGATTAGCAAACGCTCTAGCAACAGCCTTGACAGCTTGTGGCTCTGCTTGTCTCATAATCACACCCATCTCTTGTGGTACTAATCCTGCAGCTTCACTGCTAGGCACAATCGTATAAGAGGGAGTCTTAGTTATTCTATAGCTCTCTTGGTTCTCTAGTGACATACGATATGCATCCCCATTGTCTCTTGATGCAGGTACTCTCAATATAGGAGTACCATCATTTTTACGGGGAGTGAACACACCATTGGAATCAATCTGAGAAGCGGGAGCAAGGGATGGAAGTAGATCTGTGCCATCATCCATTACAATCCTTCGGTATCCCAGAGGAAGACCACCAGCTGGTGATGTCATAAATGCTTGCTCTCTTGGACTAACACTATATTCAATCCCCCATTCTGACATGGGTGGAATCTTTGCATAACCCTTTTTGACTGCAGCAAGTTGTGCGGCAAAGTCTGCTTCTGCTGTTGCTCCTATTACTGGAACATATCCATTGAGTTTCATTACAGCAGCACTACAAGCAACGGCAAGTCTACCTTGCTCACCCACTGGAATAATTCTAGAAACTTGTGTTTTATCTTCAAAACCATTTGGTTGATTAACAACCATGTTGTCTAAGAAAGAAGTGTAGAGTCGTTCATTTAAATCAGGGACTAAACCCTTTGCAGTTTTAATTGCTGAGTCTCTAACACCCGTTGGGTTGGTTACATCATCGGTGCTATATGTACTTGCAAAGTGTGTATTAAGTACAGCAAGCTTTGTTTCTTCTGGCTTAAAGCGATTTGTCCAAGCTAAATCCGGACTATCAGCAGAATACATACTACCATCAGCACCCTTTACAGCGGTGATACCCCGGTGGTTTGCAAGTGTCTTATTAAATGTAGCAGCAAACGCAGCTACCTTACTTGCATCTAAATCACCAGCTCGACCTTTAACTAGAAACTGTCGTCTATTAGCTTCAACATAAGCCATAGCTCGTAGGGCAGTTCCAAGTAATTGTGGATTGTTTTTTAAAACACGGACAAGACTCTCAGGTCCACCCGCATCCTTTACAGTATCTCCATTGAGTTCTACCATTAAATCGGTTAGTTGTTTGTCATCCAAACCCAATGCTTGTCCAACAAGAGGACGAACAATGTTATTTAGATATACTAATGTAGTAGCTTTAGTTGCAGCACCTTTTATATAAGGGCTGTCTTGTTGTGAGTAAGTTAGAATCTCATTGACTACACCAATATCTGCTGCAGTTATGTTTTTTAATTCTGATAGAGTCTGCATTGTGCCGCCCTTTTGAACAGCATCTCTAAGGACTATAGCCATGCCCATATCTTCTTCATTTAATCCGATTTCCTTTAGGTTATCAGATAGTGTTGAAACAGGGAGTTGATTTAGCATCAGACCAACACGAAGCATTTCTTGTGGTGATCTTGTAGCAATTGGCTTACTAAATACAAACTTAACGACATCCGCTGAATCTGGAGCCAGCATACCTTGATAAGATGCAGTAGCTGAGATATCTCTATATTGAGCAGAAGGATGAAACTGAGCATAGTCAACAAGTTGCTTAGTCTCATTTTCATTTAAGTCATCTTGACTTGCTGCAGGATTCCAGAGCCACTGACCCGTAGCTTGATCTAGCATTACTACTTGGTTACCAGCAGCATCTACCTTTGGTGTAAGCTTACCATCCTTTAGTTGTGTAAAGAAGTAAGGTGTATTAGTTGGATCGGTTGGAGAAACTGGGGGATATTGAGATCCTACAGCATTCAATGGAGAAGCTCCAGCTAATACCATATTTGCAGTATCACCAGCTTTATAAGGGACTGCGCCATACTTTGCTTGCTTAGCATCAAAGTCTTTCTTCTGCTTACCAATTTGATTAAATTGAGCATCAAACAAAAGCTTTGTTGACGCAGCAGAGATGTCTCTATCGGATGAACGAACTCTTAAGGCGAGGTCTTGGTACTTAGAACCTAAAGTCTTAATGTCTAGTTCGGGATCCCAGTAATCAATGGCTGGCTCAAATAAACCACCTTTGTTATTCTCTACAACTTCTCTAGCTTTTCCATCCCACTCACTTTTTAAGGTATTAATTTTTGTAATTAATCCATCCATGATTGGCTGATCTACGGCTTTACCTGTAGCTCTAGCTTCACTTTGTTTTGTATTCAGTTCAATATAGGCATCATTTAATTTGGTTGAGTATACATCTTTAAGTTCTGCAATCGCATTACCTTTAGATGAAATCAAATAATCAACGACAGCACCAAAGGTTTGATTGGCAATCTTAAAGCCACTTTCACCTAATGCATACCAATCAATATCTGAACCTTCAACTCCAATAGGTTGCTGTGCAAACTGGGTTGGAGTTTCCTTGTACATGTTGATGGACTCAGGCGGCACAAAGCCAGCCTTTGGTCCTTCTTCAAAGACGGTCTGTTGTAATGGATTAAGCTCAGGTGCTGGCATTGGTTGTATCTCCAAACATATTAGGGTACTTAGACATAGCTGTATAAATACTTTCGGTTAGTTCTTTTGTTGTTTTAATTCGACCAGCTGCAATCTCCCCACGAAGACCACGATATACTTGGTCTTTAGCGGAAGACTCTGGGTTAACTGCAAAGGCTTCATTCCATCTATCAATGTTATAATGACCTGTCTCTAAAAGCTTAGAGACTTCCATTGCTGATTGCTTCTCTTGTCTAGAGATAACACTGCGTTGGGAATAGATCTTATTCTCAATGGCTTCCTTGATTGGCTGTGTTGCTGTCTCTTTAACTAAGACTTGTTCAGCAAACGAAGGGGAGCCATAAGCATCATTTGGTAAAGCTTGCTTACGATCCTGTAGACCAAAGCTAGGAATGAAAGTTCCATTCTGATTGTAGATACCAATACGACCATTGACTACCGAGGCTACATCAAACAAGTTCATTTGTTCTAGCTTCATAAAGTCAGAGGAGTGTTGGTCAGTAGATACATCAGGGTCTAGTTCATTATTCATAAGGAACTGATTAACCTTACCACTTAATGAGTTAGAGTAAACCTGACTTGCTTTACTGAAGTTAGCCGTAGCCACTACAGTAGATAGCTTAGCTAGTTCCGGAGCAAGAGCTGATCTTGCCCACTCAGGGGAGTTAGCCATACGATCTCTCAGGAAGAACTCTTTACTGGAGACTCCACTGATATTGTTTAACTCAATAAGACTGGTGTTGATAAAGTCACTGACTGCCCCATCCTTACCAGATGGATGCATCTTCTCGTATTCTTTCCAGAAGTAGTTTCTACTATTGTTGGAAAGACTGTCGAGGGAATTATTATTCTTCCAGTAATTGAATCTGTTCTGTGCGTTAGTAGGATACATCTTAGTTGCTAACTCTGTGATCTGATTAATCTTAGCAATGTCTTGTTTGTCAATCATGTCCTCAGTGTTAACTGCAGCCACTGTGCTTATATTTGTTTCAGTTGCAATCTCTTGCAAGGAAGAGTATAAATCTTTCTTAGCCATTGGTTATTCTCCTTGTCTTGCGGCGTATTGCATGAATCCACTCATACCACCACCAGAACTTGGGGTAGCTCCGGGCTTAGTAGCATATTGTAGACCAGCCTGAATACCAACAGATGCTCCCTGCAGACCAGCCTGAATTAAACCAGTAGTCAATGCAGTTGAGGAGTTGTTAGCAATACCACCCTTAGATGGGATGAAGACTCCAAGGTCTGGAGCAAAGGCATTGCCTCGCTGTCCTAGTCTTGTTTGTTGTTGTGTGATGATGTCTTGATAGGCACTACGATGGTTTAGCTTGAGGGCTACCATGTTGCTACCTAATGATTCAATGTTCTGACGAAGCATGGCTCTAGCTGTTCCACTGCTTGCAGTAATACCACGGGCTGTCATTGAAGAGATGAACTGTGCATTGACCTGTGAGGTTTGCTTGCTTAGTGTACTCTTTTGATTTGAGAATGACTTGTCTAAGTAGTACTCCGCTAGTGCTCGTTCAGTTGCAGCACCCTTTTCAATCTGGACACTACGCTGAAGGTTGGCTTGAAACTCTCGCATAACATTTCTGTCTTGCGTTGCCTTTGCCCATTGGTTCTGAAAGTTTGCATTCCGTTGCTGGATCTCTGCTGCCTGTGCTGCTGCGTCAGCCTGACTTGCTGAACCCAATGCACCCATAATACCCGAACCTAAAGCCATTGCTCCCATTGCTCCTGCTGCAATTACTCCCATTTGAGTCCTCTTTCTAAGAAGGATAAGATATCTGGTATTGAATCTGTGAGATCCTCAGTATTTACCCGCATTATTTTATTTTGATTTTGTTTGTTGAGCCACTCATTTAAATAAGTAGCATGCTCGTAGAATATATCCACTGGGTTGATCAGATCAAGAAAGATAGGATGTAGTTCACACTCGTCTTTAAAGACTTTGTATATACTATGCATCTGAGCCAACTTATCTTTTCTTTCTAAGACAACAATACGAGATATTCTGTTTGAGTTAATGGTGATTAAATTAGGATACCAAAGTTTAACAATATGGTTATTAAGTTCTTTGGGATTGAGTGTGTTTGTTTCCCAGTATCCCTCAGGGTTGTGCTTGGGAACAACTATGTTATTGAATGCCTCCCCTATGATGGGGAGTCCTGCCTTCTTAGCACTCTGCATTACAAATGAAGTACCAGTACGCGGACCCATGCCTGTTACAACAGCTATACTCATTTACGATTTCTTCTTAATATAGATTTACCGAACCTAGCCTTTGGAATATCCTTTCCATTTAACAATACAGCACTAGAGATTCTATCACCTAGAATACCAAGTACTCTTTTGTTTCCCATCCACTCTTTAATCTGGTTCTTATAATCTTCTTGTTGTTTATGAATTAATTCTCTATCCGGATCAATAGCCAAAGCATGTACCCAATGGGACACAGCAGCACTCAGTACATCCACACGGTCATCATGCTTAAGAGCACCCCGCTTGTTCTGTAGTCGAGTGATTTGTATCTGATTTTCTTTGTCTTGAATAACTCCAACATCAAATACAAGACGATGTTGTGCCATGATTGGCTCAAGTGTACTTAAGATTCTATTCTCCTTAGAGCCTGTAACCTTGTACTCTTCAATTCCAATCTGTCCACAACTCTGTGCAATGACAGGCTGGATAATCTTACCGAACATACCATCACCATAGTTAGACTCATACTTAACAAGGTTAATCTTATACTGATTGATAAGCTTACAGATCTTCATAAGGGTAACACTATCGTATCCCCCTTGGATTCCTGTCAGTTCATGCACTACAATATAACCGTGAGCAAAGGAAGCCACACATAGGGCTGTCTCATCTGCTCCACGACCAGAGGGATCTATGAATAAGACTGTCTGATTATAGGGAGCAAAGGCTGGTTCAATATGCATAGGCTCATAAACAAGATCACCCTTCATACCAAATGAAGAGACTCTTTTATTGACAACACTCTTAGCATGAACTACTTTGACTGGGAAGACTTCGGGATCGACATCCAATACAATTAAATCTTCTAAACGGAGTGGGTATCTTTTGACATCCGCACTCGATGTTTTAAGTTTGTAGTGTAAGTCAAAGTTGGTTGGACCAATCTTCGCTTCAATTTCAGCAAGCTTTTCTGTGGGAAATCTTTCAGGCTGAGTCGATTCTCCCGACTCAATGCCCAGACCAAGAATATATTCATCAACATTTTCTATCTCTTCAGGGTTAGTTAAGTCTGGCATGATAGCCGGAAACTTAACGGTAGGATAAATCCCACCTAATTTATTATATACAGAGTCTCTTGATTGTGGTGTACCCAAAAATCGGATGCTAGCCACATCAACTTTATTTACTACATTCTCCAACTCTAAGCATCTCTCCCAGAGTTTCTCTCTAGCCTGAGGTGAGTCAGAGTTTTCTACAATTTCAATATCATCACAAATAATCTGATCAGCATGTAGACCTGTGATCTGAGATGTGATACCCTTAGCAGTTACTGACAGATCCTGTCCAAACTGAGTACGAGTATGTACATTAAAACCAAAGGCACTATCCTTATCATTCTCCATTGGTTCAAGATCCTTCATATAAGGAACCTGAGTTAGGATGGCTCTTGTTTGAAACACAAACTTAATAGCCCGATCAGCCCCTGCTGATAATACAAGTATTGTAGTATTGTGATTCAACAAGAGTAACCATGAGACATAGCATGCCATGATTACAGACTTACCGTCACCACGCCCTGCCTGTAGGAGCATATTATTAGTCCCTACTTGGAGGCGGTGTGCCATAGCATACTGCTTAGGGGTAGGTTGACCCAAGCCTAGGTACTTGAAACAAAAGTAAAGATGGTTTCTAAAGTCTTCTAGGACTTCTGGGGGAGCTTTCATGGGCTTCCTTTCTAAGCCCCCTAGCAGGGGCTATAAACGGTTTCTCAGTCAATGGGCTATCTTGCTAGCCCAAGTACAATCAAATGGTTCCTAAGGGCATTCCTGCCCCTAGGAACCGTTGTGTTAAATCTGGGTAGACTTAAATTTGAATGGCATCTTAGCCTTCATAGCACTCTCTAGGGTATCTAGGGAGGTAGAAGGAATGCCATCTAGAGCTTCCCGGTTGTCGTTAACCACGCCACGAATGACTTGGTATAGACCGGGGGTGCTCTTTGTATCGTCCTGAAGATCGTCTAGAAGACGCTCAATAAGACGAGCATTTAATTGAGTGATAAGTTCTTTATTCACTTTTTCTTAAACAGCTCAGGCAGCTTGCTCACTGGAACGACTGATCCAGCGATATAGCCAACCACGCAAAGAAGACATGCAAACCAAATTGAACCGATAAATGATGCCATAATATTATCCTTGTACTTTCTTATATGCAGCATCGAAGGCAGGATCTCCTGCTCTGAATGCTGCGATTGCTTCTCTAATGGTAGTAGGATCTGATTCGTCCTTGGCTTCAGCAAGCAACTTAGCTTGTTGAATCTTCTTCTCTGGGATAAACAACCCAAGAGAATATACTACCTTCTTAATTAATGTACCAATTCCTGTATACCACAGGAGTACACATACACCTAATATAGCTGCAGCAATAAAGCCGTAGCTAAGTAGGTCTGCCCACCAAGGGGTACTGTCTTTAATGTTACCTAAGACACCAGCAATATCCTCAGATTCACCAAGGATATTACGGGCATGTTTGTGGGCGACTACGATGTCATTTGTATTTAATATCTGTAAAGCATTTGTTTGAATCTTATAAGTGCTTGTAGATATCTCATTAACAGATGAACACCCTGTAAGAAAAACTAGTAAGAATATCTTACGCATTAATCCCTTTCTAGCATCTCAATGCGATACCGTAGTTCCTTCAACTCAACCATTACAGCCACCATGTTCTTTCCTAATTCAATGTCAGTCTTAACTAGATCTCTAGTTATGTCTTTTAATAGAAGAAGTTCTGCCATGCTGTTGTCGATTTGAGCCTCCCTTTTGCCTAGGCGTATAATAACAGTAACTACCCCAATGGTGAGAATAGCTAATTGCAATACCGAAACATAGATACCAATGTTATTCTCATTCATGGGAAATCCTTATGTAAATACCATTACAGACACATCAAAGAAATCAACAGCTGCACCACCTTGTCCATATTTACCAGTTCTAATTATAAAACCAGTAGGAGTTACATCAGTATATTGTGCAACAGGACAAGCTGCACCACCACCATAAGTAGGTGTTGAATCATAATTAAAAGCAAGAGTTACAATATATGGAAGAGCAATAGCCGGATTCAAAGTAACAGTATAAATACCAGCTGCAGTACGAGATACAGTACAACTATCATTATTTACAGTATAAGTATTAGTACCATCCCATGTCCAACGGAGTTTAGCCTTAGGGCTTGAAAAACCGACCTTTGCATCAACATAAGTCTTATTAGTTAAATGGTTTCCAGTAGTTGGTGCTGTAGAAGCAGTAACTGCAGAACCGTTAACAGTTAAACCAGTCTGTAAAAGACTAGCACCTGTAACAGTAAGACCACCACCACTAACAGTAAGACCACTTGTAACGGTAACTGTATTAGCGAATGTTGCCGCACCACTGTTTACAATGGTTAGCTTAGGTACACTAGCTGTTGAAACAATGAAACTACCAAGAGTAGTACCAAGAGTTTGATCTCCAGTAGTAGCTCTAACTGCACCCGATAGAGTCATAAACCCTGAAGTAGCAGTACTGATTGCAGTATCCATTGCACTCTTAGTAATAATTGCATCCGCTAGGGCTGGAGCCGTAGATGGACTGTAAACCAAGAATGCCTTACCGGATACTGGAGCACGAAGAACAAGATCACCAACAGCATAGATACCAGTACTAGCAGTACTAATAGCTTCTACAGTAGAATCTGTTGTGCCTAACTTAAGCTTAGTACCAGTAGTTTTAAATGTAATGGCATCACATGAAAGCGTACCTAAAGTACTTGCACCAGCTGTTAAGGTGTTTGTAGAACAATCCACATTAGCTAGCAAGCTGATCTTACCTGTTCCAGCAGGATCTAGAATAAGATCTAGATTGCCTGTTGTTGTCAGTGTATTAGCCGCAGCACTAGTAATTATAACAGATCCAAGTGTGGCTCCAGCAAATGTTGGAGTAGCAGCAGTGTGGATGTTCTGTGGTAAACTTAGAGTTGGCGTAGTAGTACCAGTTACAGTTACTTGATTGGCTGTACCAGTAATACTAGTAACACCAGTATTATTAAAGGTAACAGTATCAGTAGTAGCATTAGTAGTTATACTCATACCAGTACCAGCAGCAAGTGTTAGAGTATCTGTTGTGGTATCGACAACAACATCGGATTGACCAGCTACAGCAATAGTTCCAAAGATATTTGGAGCTATTGCCGAGTTAGCAATAGTGATTGTTGAACCCGAACCAGTAACAGTAATACCACTTCCTGCAGTTAGATTGAGTGTACTAGAGTTTGTAGCAGCGGTAACAGATGTTCCACTAGATGGGGTGATAGTTTTAAAGATAGCTTGTGAGCTACCCTTATCAGTATTAGCAATAGTAATACCAGCACCCTCACTACCACTACCAGTAATGGAAACACCATCAGTACCTGTAGCAGTTGCTAGATAGTTTCCAGTAGTATCAGTACCAAGAGCAACAGAGTTAGCGGCTATTGTAGTACTTATACTGACAGCAGCAGAGCCATCAAAATTAACTGTACCAGTAACATCACCAGTGAGGGTGATGGCACGAGTAGTAGCTAACTTAGTAGCAGTTGCTGCATTTCCCGTAAGTGGGGAATCAGTAAATGCCAAATCCTTAGTAGCAACACCAACACGCAGTTTCAGTGTATTTGATTCCCACCAAAGATCACCCGCTGTAGGTGAGGTAGGAGCAGAGCCACCAACAAAGCGTATAGGAGCTAGAGAGGTAGTACTACCGGGTAGTTGAATCATCCCAGTCATTGTTCCACCAGAACGAGCCAACGCATTGTTTGCCGTAGTAGCAACCGCAGGAACTGTAGTACTCTCAAGCGTTGTTACTCTTGCAGTTGCAGTAACTAGAGCAGAGTTAGTGGCTACAGCATAATCATTAACAGTTTTTATAGCAGAAGAAGTAGCTGCTGTATCAGTAAGTATAGAGGTTAGTGAACTAGAGAGGTTTACAGCAGCAACACCGGATGTAATAGTAAGTCCTGTACCCTGCTTAATACCACCTAATACGGTAGAAGTAGCAGGAACAATAGAAAGGACACCGGGACCAGTGATACTAAGACCACTGTCATTGCCTGTACTAATCTGTACTAAACCAAGAGCACTAGTTGTAGCTGCATCTCTATAAGCAAGTTGCTTAGTAGCTGATGTTGTTCTAAACTGCAATACATCATTGAAGTTCCACAGATCACCCGTAACGAGTGTACCTAGTGTTACAGCTGAAGAAGGAATAGATAGAGAAGCTATTGCCGTAGTTGCAGTAGCAGTCCTTAGCTTACCTGTCATCTGAATAGTACCATCAATAAGCATACTAGCTAGTCTTAGTGTGTTAACAGAGGTAGCCGAAGCAGCAGTCGTGCTGCTGGTTGTATTAATCGTATCAGTCAGATTAACCGTAGCAACACCGGATGTAATGGTAAGTCCTGTGCCTTGCTTAATACCGCCTAATAAGGTAGAAGTAGCAGGAACAACAGAAAGTACACCAGAACCATTGATGCTAAGACCACTATCATTGCCTGTACTAATCTGTACTAAACCAAGAGCACCTGTTGTAGCTGCATCTCTATAAGCAATTTGCTTAGTAGCTGAGGTTGTTCTAAACTGTAAGACATCATTAAGATTCCATAGGTCACCGTTAACCAATGTACCAAGGGTTGCAGCCGAAGGAGGAATAGATAGAGAAGCTATTGCCGTAGTTGCAGTAGCAGTCCTTAGCTTACCTGTCATCTGAATAGTACCGTCAATAAGCATACTAGCTAGTCTTAGTGTGTTAACAGAGGTAGCCGAAGCAGCAGTTGTGCTGCTGGTTGTATTAATTGTATCAGTCAGATTAACCGCAGCAACACCAGCTGTAATGGTAAGTCCTGTGCCTTGCTTAATACCACCAAGTTGTGTCGTGGTTGCAGCTGGTAAAGATAAAGCACCTGTTGCGGTGTTTAAACTTAAGCCACTTGTGGCAACAGCATCAACCATGACTTGACCAAGTGTGGCATTACCCGCAATAGGATAAGTAACATTTACTATGCCACCAGAGCCAGCAGCTAAGCCTGTGCCTAGCTTTAAACCGCCTAGTTGTGAAGCAGTACCAATAGGTAAAGACAACGCACCTGTTGAGGTGTTAAGACTTAAACCACTAGTTGCAACTAGAGCAACCATAACCTGACCAAGGGTAGCAGTGCCAGCAGTAGGATAAGTAACATTTACTATGCCACCAGAGCCAGCAGCTAAGCCTGTGCCTAGCTTTAAACCGCCTAGTTGTGAAGCAGTACCAATTGGTAAAGACAATGCACCTGTTGAGGTGTTGAGACTTAAACCACTAGTTGCAACAACATCAACCATAACTTGACCAAGAGCAGTATTGCCAGCAGTAGGATAAGTAACATTTACTATGCCACCAGAGCCAGCAGCTAAGCCTGTGCCTAGTTTGAAAGCACCAAGTTGGGTTGCAGTTGCAGGAATAAGTGCAAGAGAACCAAGACCTGTTACACTAATACCGCCATCATTTCCGGGAGTAATAGATACTAAACCAGTTGAACTAGTTGTAGCAAGACCACCAGAAACAACGCGAGATAAACCAAAGTTTCTAATTGTGATACTTCCTGATGGGGTAGCACTAACATATACATTTAGTACTTTAGTTGCTCCACCACTAGTATCTAACCAGAAGTATCCATCATATACAGTACCAGCCGTAGCATCTAATGCATTAGGAGTGAAGACTCTAGTACCACCCTCAGCATCAATCAGAATCATTGCTGAACTGGTTGCGTATATTGGGTTTGTAGGGTCTACAAAATTAAAGCAATAGCGTACAAAGCTTGTGGTTGCTGGGGTTGCGGCTGTAATGGTATTAGCAGATGCCCAAGTTTGTTTAAACACTTGAGGAGCAGCCGTACCAACAACAGTACCACCAGCATTTAAAATAGCTGTTTCAATATAACCGAAGTTAACGGCATCATTAGATGTCAGAGAACCAGCAGGGCGCATAATCATATCAGTGAGATATTTATTACCCGCACTTAGGTTGGATCCGGCAGCATAGATTGTATTAGCTTCTAAGTAACTCTTTGTAACAACATCTTGAGCAGCTGTTGGATTCACTACATTAATAATCTTCTTAGTCCCGGCACTTAGCGCACCTCCGGATAAGAAGACTGAATTGGTAGTAAGTCGATTATCAATAGCAGTATTAAGACCTGAAGTTAATGTGTAGTTTGTGTCTACATAATTCTTCGTTGCTGCATCTTGAGCCAGAGTCGGATCAACTACATTAATAATCTTCTTAGTCCCGGCACTTAGCGAACCTGCAGATAAGAAGACTGAATTGGTAGCAAGTCGATTATCAATAGCAGTATTAAGACCTGAAGTTAATGTGTAGTTTGTGTCTACATAATTCTTAGTTGCCGCATCTTGAGCAAGAGTTGGATCAACCATATTACTAATCTTTTTGGTTCCTGCACTGAGTACAGCACCAGACAAGAAGACTGAGTTAGTAGCAAGTCTAGCATCTATAGGTGTGTTTATAGCCGAGGTTAAAGTATAATTGGTGTCGATATAGTTCTTAGTTGCCGCATCTTGAGCAAGAGTTGGATCAACTACATTAATAATCTTCTTAGTCCCGGCACTTAGCGAACCTGCGGATAAGAAGACTGAATTGGTAGCAAGTCTTGCATCTATAGGTGTATTGATAGCTGAGGTTAGAGTATAATTAATGTCTATATAATTCTTAGTTGCTGCATCCTGAGCCGAAGTAGGATCTACAACCGCAGTAATTCTTTTAGTACCTGCACTGAGTACAGCACCAGATAAGAAGACTGAGTTGGTAGCAAGTCTAGCATCTATAGGTGTATTGATAGCTGAGGTTAGAGTATAATTGGTGTCGATATAGTTCTTAGTTGCTGCATCTTGAGCCAGAGTCGGATCAACCATATTACTAATCTTTTTGGTTCCTGCACTGAGTACAGCACCAGACAAGAAGACTGAGTTAGTAGCAAGTCTAGCATCTATCGTTGTATTGAGAGTTGCTGTAGTTGTATAACTAGTTAGAGCAGTATCAACATATAGTTTATTTGCTGCATGACTGTCCACTGTTGGTGTGGCAACACCAAAGATATTTTGAGCTACTGAAGATCTTAGGGCAGTAAAGCGACTATTAACTGAATCCCAGAATGGGGCATTCGCTTGAATCTGCGTCAGTGCAGCAGCATTAAAACCACTAAGACTTTGGAAATTATCCACTACATATTTCTTAGTAGCTGCATCTTGATCACTTACGGGATTAAGTACATTACTAATTAACTTAGTACCTGCATTAAAGAAGGAACCAACCCCAAGCGAAAGTGCTCTTGCATCAATAAGAGTATTAGTGTTAGTATTAAAATTACTGATATGTGCTGTTGATAGGGCTACAGAGTTTGCAGCCACAGTGACTCGTCCCTTAGTATCTACAGTGAATGTAGGAATAGTAGTAGTACTACCATAACTACCAGCTGAAGATGTAGCTAAAGGTGGAATCAAAGCATCAGCAAAGGGTGAAGTAGTAATACTAATAGCTGAAGCAGACAACGCAGGAATATCACCACTAGTAATAGCTCGTTGGCTAATAGCGGTTATTCTTCCCTTAATATCTACTGTGATATCTTTTATAGGTTGCGTACTATACGCTCCTGCTGCAATAGTGCCAATAGTACTTAGACATGTGTCTGGGAGAACGAATGCACCGGGAGTAGCTGGATCAATCTTACTAAGAATAATGCCCGAAGGGATAAAACTTAATGGGAAAGCAGCTTGACCTGCTGTAGTTGTATCTAGTTTAGCAACTAAAATAGAACCATCAGCAATAGCATCCTTAGGTAAGATATAGCTTTGCGATAAAGCATTGCTTAGTTTGCTTAGTGGAATGTTATTAGGAAGATCAGCAATATCCATACTTCTATGGCTAGCAGAAGTTACACGACCTCTGTTATCATATGCAATTTGTAACATGTTGTTGGTATTGGTTGCCGTAGCTTGACCATATGTACCAGAACCAGTAACAGAAGTAGTAGGTAAATCATTCAGTTCAATAGATCTATGAGCAGCAGCGGTTAGATTACCTTTACTATCTACAGTAAAGCGTGTAAGCGTGTTGGCACTAGTGCCACTAACAGCTCCATAAGAACCTGCCGTCACTGTAGTATTTGGTAGATCACTTGTTGTAATAGTAGCAGTACTAATGGAAGTAATACGACCCTTAGTATCTGCACTGACTGTAAGCAGCTTACCCGTACCACCGTATGACTGCGCGACTAAACCAGATACAACCGGAAGATCATCGACCGTCATGTTTCTATGAGACAGACTGGTTAAGATACCTTTGCTATTAACAGACATAGACACCATGTTATTGGTGTTGCTAGCTGTCAGCTGTCCAAAAGTACCAATAGCTGTGCTCAAACTACTAGGGAGATTCTCTAATGGAAGAGTATAAGTTTGACCCACTGCTGAGCTTAACTTAGATAGGGGGATATTTGCAGGAAGTCTAGCAATAGCTACTGTGCCTATTGTTAAGTTATCCGCATTATTCAACTGACTTAGATTTACTGCATCAGTTGCCGCAGTACCGGGAGCTAGGTTTGTAATTTTATAGTCTGTTGCAAAACCCGGAAGTCTGGTTGTAAAGTCACCAGTAAATGTAGGTGTTCCAGCAACTAAATCTGTACGATATAGTGCGCCCTTGGTTACAGCATTTTTTACTGATAACACATTGGCAGTAAAGGTACCACCTGAGTATTCAATATTATCCTGACCAGTAAAGAATGTTGCAGTATCAGTAATTTCTTTACTACCAACATCCTTAATAAAGTTATTATTCATTTTCAAATCGCCGTTCCCTAAAAAGGGACCGTCAACTGCATTCTCATCATACTTTAGAATAACTTCATTACGAATCTTAGCAACAATTTCTTGTACTAAATACTTTAACTGATCAAACTGTAGATTTAACTGTGTAGTAGTTAAACGAGTTCCGGGTGCAAAGGTTACAATGCTGTTTAGGGAAAGGGTTTTTCTACGAATAAACACCTTATCATATTGTCTGACTGGAGGTCCTGATGTTGTACTTGCATGTATATGGGGGATGTCAACATATTGTTCAGCCCCATTTTCATCTCTTAAAGTTAGTAAAAAAGAACGGCTTTCAGGATAAAACCTAAAGGGTTCAAAAGATGAACCAACAGGAATAGTATCTAAATCTACAAAAGTTAATACTTTAGTTTGTTCACTAATAGAGTACCAATTTTTTGGGAAGATAAATAATTGTCTTCGGTCTGCAATTGTAAATACATTCGTTCCAAAATTAGTATCAGCTCCCGTATCAAAAACTCTCTCGACTTCAATCTGATCAATAAGAGGAACATTCGGTAAGAATGTCATCGTACTTAAATCAAAAGTACCACTTGCTACAGATGGATTATTGTTTGAATCAAAGACTAGTGTTGTCTGTGCTATATTTAAATTATCATATGTTGTCATATGTGTCTCCGTTAAGTGTCAATGGTTGTGTATTTTTGTTTAAACTTACCCTTGAACTCCATGTTAGTAATGTTTACTGGAGTTGGGTATTCACTGGTTATTTTAATAACAGTGGAGTCTGAGTATCCAAGTATCTTGGAAACAAACTCTCCTTGTTTTTGAAATATCTCTAAAGGTAAAGTGTCTTCATAGATTGTATATTCCGGTCTTGTTGGAATATAACTTGTTGTAAATGCAGGTCTACCTCTATGAGTTACTTCAATATCATAGGGTCCAGTGAAGTAGTGTCTAAAGATAGCACTACGAATATTCAATACACCATCAATAATATTATTATTCTCATCGCGTACAAACAGAGTACTAAGTTCTACATTCATCTTAAACTTAAGCCCAATGTATACATAGTAATTATTGATTGCATAGTCTGCACCAATGACTACAATCTCAGTATAATCTCCATCATCTGTTTTATTAGTTACACTGTAAGGCTGTATTGCTACATTACTAAGATCTTCATACTGATTATTACCACCCTCAAAGTATCCCTTAAAAAGAACAATAAAGTACTTACTGATATCCGTTACAGTAGTATGTCCGGGTATGCGATAAGTAGTAGTAGCTGTATAAGGATCATACTTGGCATTATAGTTAACAGCTTGCCAGTCTGAATTAATAATCTTCATCTTAAACATACGATCAAGACGAGGAACATATACATCTTCATTTAACATATAGTTGCGGTAGAGATAATAAGCATAGGTATTACTACCAACACTAGTTTCCCTTTTACTAACAACATACATGTTATTGGCAAAGCATTGTAGTGTCTCAATAGAATCTGTCTCATCTAGAATATAACGATAGAATGAATTCTGTACAACTCTATCTCCACTAAACCGATTGACATAGCCATAGATATGATTCCTGTAGTCATCATCTACAAACAGTAGAGTGTCCTGTGCGGGAGCTGTAGCTGCAGTCCTGTAGTTCTTTGGTAGATAGCCAGCTGCTGTACTTGAAACCTCTACAGCAGAGGCGTAGCCCATTGTACCCTTACCTGTAAAGAGAAAGAGTTTCTGGGAATCAAAGAAGTATAGACGCGACCCAATAAACTGTGGGTCTAGGATCGGGGCAGTCCCATAGTAGGTAACCGGAGCTACTGCTACATTGCTTGGCGACAGTTCCATACCCGCTGAAGACATCAATTGGAATTGAATGTTAGCCTTGGTATTGATAAACATATACTCTTCAAAGGGAGTCATACTTGTGATCTCACAGTAACTGTTTGAAGAGACACGAATGTCAATAGGATCTGTGGTAATAATATTCTCTGCATCCTTAAGGAAGAGTGATTCATATTCACCCATCTCAGATGAGAAGATAACATCATCAGCGGAGAACCACAGTCTATCTTTAAAGACTGCGATGGAGTTAATCTTTACATGCTTTAGACTCTTACGGTCTACGGTCTTAAAGATACTCGGTCCCGGATTGGTTGTCTTGTCACCTGTGGTTCTAGCAGACCACTTGATTGGCTCAATGTTCCATGCGGTTACATTGGATGCATCAATGGATACCACAAGCTTCTGTGGCATTCTTCGTGGATCAATGTAAGAATGTTCATCAGGTGTTCTAATCTTCTGGAGATAGGGTCTACCTGTTGTAGTAATTGCTGTTGTGTGGACTACACCTCCGGTTGTTCCGGAGTAAGTATAGATACCTCTAGTTGTATCTGAAGGACTATAGTAATAAGTCTGCTCAGCTGGGTTCCAACTAATGACTCTATAGTATCCACTTGTTGTGTTTAGATATGGGTTAAGTGTGAAGAAGATTTTACCACGACCCTTGATAATTCCATTAAGAAGAGTGTCACTATCATAGAGAGACTCAAGCATTAGCTTAGCAGTATCATCTGTAGGACTACTTAGTTTGGAGTTGTTAGAGAACCAATCATCCTTTTCAGGGGGTAGTCTAATGGTGGCTAAATCATCAACACGACTTCCTAAGTAAGCCTGAGCTGTATTATAGTAATAGTAATCATCAGCAGAAATATAATCTGCATTGGTTATATTAATAGTATAAGTTGTAGTTCCATTTGTAGCAGCTAACAATCCAGAAGCAAGTGTTGCTACTCTTGTAAGACCTACATAACCTGTTATAACATATGTTCCAGCTCCGGGACCAACAAGAACAATTGATTGTCCCTTATAAGCATCATTTAAAGTAGATGCAGATGCTGCTAGTGTTATGGTAGTAGCACCGCTAGAAGAACTAGCAGCCAAAGTACCAACAACACCTAATGTACTAATATTAATTGAGTATCGACTTGTGCTAGAAGGATTTGTAATAGACCAAGTACCCAAAATTGTAGCTACTTTAGTTACTCCATCATAATCCGTAATTAATTTTGTTTCTGCTGCACCAGTATGGTTTGTTACAGTAATAAGCATCCAATTATAAGCATCATCTACATTAGATGCCGTTTCTGCTAAATCAATGTGATTAGCCGCACCACCTGTAGCTAAGCCTGTGATTAATGCAGGTCGCCATCCAAGTAAGACATCATCTGCAGTACCTGCTGTATTGTCTTCACCTGTGTCAAATACCTTGGCAACCTTAGCTGCCGTATAGTATTTAATCTTACGACCATTGATATCATCGGTTGCAGTTACTACACCATTAAGATCAAACAACTTACCTTCAACATCAGAACTGAATCCCGCTCGTACATTCTTATTAAGAACAACGACACTTGATCCCAGTGATACAGCCTTAAGGGATTCCTTGGCTGTCTTGTTGTTGGGGTTATGTGTGATATATGCACGGCTGTCTGTCTTAACAACACCAGTGGCATTGGTCTGATCAGCAGGGGTTAAATCTTCCCATGTACCTGTAGGGTAGACTCTGAATATATAAAATAATTTCTCAGCATCACTTGTTGCACTAAAGTCAATAACAACAAGAAATGTATTCTCTTCGTTAATGCTATACCAATAATACCATAAATCATGGGTTGCTGGTACATCGGCTAAAGAATATAAGTCTAATCGAATATTGGTAGATGCGGTATCCCATGTTGTTGCCTCAGCTGCAGTCTTCTGTGGAACAATCTCAAAGCCGGGTCGCTTCTCAAAGTTACGCTCTAGGGAAACTAAAGCATTGTCAATATTCTCTGCTTCATTTGGTTGCCGTCTATTAGGCGACTGTCTGCCAACAGAGTTGGTTGTAAAGACAGGAACTTTGGTTGAGGCATAGCCAGCCTGTGGGCTTCGTCTACGAATAGCCATTAAATACCTCCGGTACGCCAGTACCTAAAACGATTTGGATCACTGAAATAACGAGTACGCATAGCAGCATCTCTCAGCATACTGTTGTTGTTGAAGATATTTTTCTTCTTATCATTCATATCTGCTGCTTTACTCTTTAGTGAAAAGAGTTGCTCTTGGTATCCCAAGAAGGCATCAGTAGCTTCGTCACCCTGAGTAATACTCTGGTAGTGACGCATAGCAGTAGCCATGATGGCTCTCTGTACTGAAGTCTCTAGATTTTCCCAAGGTAATTTCATAGTCAGTTCAATATAGTATGGACCATTACTAGCTTGCCATACATCTGTATCATCAGTAACATTCCACATACGAGCTGGAGATGCGTTATTTAAAACTCTTGATTTAATAAGCCAGTTATCTTTATTCACATGTTGTGATACTAATTCAGCAGCCAAAATACCAGACTCATCTCCATCGGGAGTAGGTAGTAAAAGATAACCATCCGCTAATAAAGTAAACTTACGGATGTGTTTATTCTGCGCTAATCCACGCATCTGATGATCCATACTTGCTTGCTCTAAAAGTGTATCTGCAATGCCAGTATCAATACCCGACTCTCCATCAAGGTCAGCTACAAGGTTCTCACCTGAAGCCAGTAGCATATGATTAATTGCCTGTAGCTTAGTTATTAAGCCCATAGTAGCCTCCTTTAATTGTTAGAAAAAACCCACCGACTCCCACTTAAGGGAGCCGGGGGTAGATAAACGATCACCTCCGATTCAAACTAGTACTAATAAAAGAACCTTGTTATGAAGGAGAGTGGTAATCATTAGACGGTGGTTGCGTATTCTGCAGCGAAACCATTATCCCAGTTACCAGCAGTCGTAGACTTCAGGTAAGCAGCGATTTCCGTGCGAAGATCAGCAGCACCTGCGCTTGAACCAGCAGTGATAAGCTTGACCATCTCAGGCTTGATGATACCAGTACCCTTAAGCATGCTGCCTACGGTGAACTGAGTATTACGGCGAACATCCTGTACCGTATCAACCTTCATGCCCATAAGCGAAAGACCAGCAATCGCTTCGGACTGGAAGATAATACCAAAGATACCGAACTGTGAGCAGTTGAGGTTATACTTCAGACCACCAATGTTATTGGCTTCCGTAGTATGGTTGATCTTCGGGATATGGTTCGTCTTAACAATCTTGACACCCATGTAATCAAGGCTGTCAGTCATCATGTTCATGCCCTGTGCAATGGATGCACCAGCTCCACCGTAATCAGAGCCAGAAGTAAAGAGTGGCTTATTGACAAACTCATCGTTAGCACGAGGAATACCAAGAGCACGGATAACTTGGAACACCTTTGGAGGCACAGCGCAATAGACGCTGCCAATAGCAACATCATTCTCCTGACACACAACGAGGTAATCTTCGATAGCCTGTAGAACCTTAAGTCCTTCGGTATCCGTAGCACCTGCAACACTTGCAATCGTGTCTGCAACCTGCGAAGGAACATGGAATGCAGCAGCAGCAAGACCACGAGGATCAGCTGCGCCGATTGCTGGCACTGCACCAGCAGCAACCAATGCCATCAGAATCTGACGGTCACGGGTATTAGCAAGGGTGAGTCCTGCCTGACGAGCCAACTCAGAGCGGTAATCCCACTGAGTAACAAGCAAGTCAACATTGTCGGTTTCAAAGTGAGCAGCCATAGGACGCTTATCAAGATTGACCTTGATAGTGGTGCTCTTATTGTCAGTGGTATCACCACCGAGTTCAATACCAGCATTCCACGATGGGTTAAGACCAACAGTACCAGTGATTGGGAACTCCCATGAGTATCCACCAGTAAGGGTCTTGTTCGTAACGAGGTTTTCAAACACATTGAACTGATCGTATGCGTTGATTACTTCACCAGACCAAAGGGGGAGCCAGAGCTTATTAACGCCAGCTGATCCACCTGAGGTTTCAACATCAACTGCACTACGAGTCAGTGCTAAATCTCCAGCTGCAATATTATTTCCTGAAAATGCCATAGTAGTATTCTTTCTTAAAAAAGATCATATCATTCATATCAAATTGTAAGACAAAAAAGTTCTCAACCATTCGATTATTCCTAAGGGAGTCTTTTTGTTGAGTGAGTTTAGCCAAGGGTCATCCATTACCATAAAGGGGGATTTACCCTTTGGCTAACCTCAGTCGATCCGTTGTCTTGTTACGGATTATTTGGGTAATTTAGTAAAGTCGGTTCGCATCATCCGCTGTTCCACATATGCCCGATAC